CCGCCACTCCCCAGTCTTAAAGACCCGCTTAGTTTTATGCATGCTGCTAACGCGATTGCTCTTATTCGTCAGCTTTTTAAATGAGGCTTTACATGACTGCTTTCGCAGCCCTTACGCTCCAGAATAACGCTGCAGCGAATGTGACGTTTAATCCCCAGTCCATTGACTCATCGGGCGTGGCGACTTGGTTCACATCTGATTCCGTCTTCGACGCGAAAAAGAAAGTGACTATGTCGGTCTCGACTCCGAAAGGAAATGGCACTGTTTCTCGTATCAAACAGCGTATCATGGTTCCAATCATGGACACTGTTGATACTACGAAGAAAATCGGCGAAGCTTATGTAAATATCGAGGCAGTGATTCCGAAGGCAACTTCGGATACCATCCGTCTCGACTTGCGTAAGTACGCTGATACCCTTCTAACCAATGCTGTCTCTACGGCGGCGTTCCAGAATCTGGAAGCTATTTACTAACTAGCTCCCTTTCTGGCTCCTATAGGAGAGAAAACTGTGAAACCTTTAGGTCCACAACAGCACGGGGATTTAACCTCGCAAGCAATCGAAGCATTTCTCGAAAGCTTAAACTGTCCTCGGGCTCTGACAGTGTATTTATTATACACTAACGATGAGCACGAGCAGCTTGCTGGTCTCGAGTTTAATCCTTATCATTACAACGATTTGGAGTCCGCTCGTACCGCTTTAGCCAGTACTAAACTGCTGTCTAAGGCAACGTTCCTAAATACGTCTATCGATCTCAGATCGAAGGCATTAGAAACGTTTCGAGAATGCGAAACGATTACTAAGGCTACAAATCGTCGCATTATCACCGGCCGGTTCTTTAACAGCACAACACACAGTGTGTTGCTCACTGCCAGGACCGTCATTGCCAGGATTTTAGGCGATTTTGTACCTGAAACATTCGTCGATGCGTGCAACTGGGGCCCAGGTGCTTCCACGTCAATTAAAAGGCGTGATGCAACTGCCCCAACAAAGTATGAGATTGAATCTCATATAACACCTTCTGCGCTTACTTTTGTTAAAAGCTGGTTCAATATCGTATATCCTTTATGGATACGCGATTTTGTGACTCAGCCTTTTTCGAAAGTGGTTACCGTTCCTAAGAACTCGAAGACCGATAGAACCATAGCTATTGAACCAGGAATGAATCTCTGGTTTCAAAAAGGCATTGGTTCGATGATTCGGTCGAGGCTTCGAAAGGAAGGAATTGATCTGGATGACCAGACTCACAATCAGAGAAAGGCTCGTATTGCCTCTAAGTTTAACAGCTTAGCGACAGTCGATTTTTCGTCTGCTAGTGATACAGTCAGTAAGTCAATAGTCAGGGAATTAATCCCTGGTGACTGGCTTACAGTCCTCGAGACTTTCAGATCAAGCGCTTACATGCTAGATGGTAAAACTGCTGAATTTAATAAATTCAGCAGTATGGGTAACGGCTTCACTTTTGAACTTGAAAGCCTGATTTTCTATGCACTAGCCGTTGGTGTGAATCAACAACTAGGCTTAGATAAAAAGACAATCAGTGTCTACGGTGATGACGTTATCATACCGTCTAGGTCCTTTGATCTCTACCGTTCTGTTTGTGAGGACGTTGGATTCAAAATAAATACGAGTAAGAGTTACTCTAACTCGTACTATCGCGAATCTTGCGGTTCTCACTTCTGGAATGGTGTTGACATCAAGCCCATTTTCCTAAAGGAAAAACTCATTGGACGATCAGAAGTTCTCAAGTTCGCCAATAACGTCCGCAGGCTTGCTCATCGCTATAGCTATAATAGCTGTGATGCTCGCTTTCGGGGTTGTTGGACACTTCTTCGCAGATCTCTTGGACGCAATGTCCCTTTGATCTCAGAAGGCTATGGTGATTTAGGCCTTGTCGTTAATTTTGATGAGGCCGGTTCGCCAAAGCGAGCCGAAAACGGAATCGAAGGATATTTGATTCCCGTTTACGGTCTGGTCCCGCGTACCCTTCATATGGAGGGAGACGGAGTCTTGCTAGCTAAGCTTCGCAAGATGGGTTTCGG